AATAACTAAAGGATATGATAAAGATATATCTGACAGATCATTTGATATGTATATAGATGAAGAAAGTAAATTAAAACCAGTTGTAGTTAAAAATACAAAAGCTACAAAAGCATGGTTTGACTGGCAAGAACGTACAGGTAGACAATGTTTACCTGGAGACTTTATTGCAGGTCATGTAGCTATAATTAAGAAAGTAAAAGAGGCAGCATGAATGAAGGTATGGAAAACCTTAAAACAATTGAAGTTCTAGAAAAAGAGATCTGGGAACTTAAAAAGGAAATAGATCGTCTTAATGAATATGTGCAAAACTTGGAAATAATTGAAACTAACCATCAAAAACTTAATGGTGAACTTCATAAAGAAGTAGCAAAATTACAAGTTGCAAATAAAAAGTTAGAAGATAAAGTACATGAATTTTTAAGACCAATAGATAGGGAAGAAAGATGACTTTTAAAAAAAGTAAAGCTACTATGATAGAAGAACTAGAGAATCAAATATCAGATGCAAAAGAATCTGTATCTGTATTAGGAGGTGCTATAGCTTGTGGTTTTTTACAAGATAAACATTCCTTGATTTTACAAAAATGGATTGTAGAATATGAGCAATTGATTGAACAATATGAAACACATCTAACAGAAATGAGGTCACATGGATGAGAAATCACTTAAAATGGTTTTAGCTGCAAAGCAGTTAGAAATTAATAAACTTAAAAGTAAAATAAAGGAGATGGAAGATAATGATAATGCCAGACAGCGAGATACTGAGGTTAGAAAAACGTCAAAGAGGTCTACAAAGAGTAGCGACAGCAATTAATGATTTAACTATCTATGGAATTTATCAAACTAACTTTCCTAAATTAGTTGAAGTATTAGAACACGCTAAAGATCATGTTAAAGCAGAAATATCTGCTACACGAAAACGTATTATTGAAAATTCTGTATTAAAAGTAGAAGAAGTATACACAGATCCATTAAGATCTGAAGCTCAGCAAGAAACTGATAAAGTAAATGATATGTATACTACAAAAGGTATTTAAAAATTCTATATAAGCCTTGAGATCTCGGTAAAATATTGCTGCCAGGCTTCATTAATAGATAGAGCCAGATGGGAGACTGTCTGGCTTGTTAAATTTTAGTCATCTTTACAATCCAAGATGTAGGAATATTAGTACGATCTCCATAAGTATAAGATCCATCTTCTTCAATATATGCTGCAAACAATTTAATAGAGTGTTTGTCTTTAGAGAATAGCCAACCTTCATTTACAGGATGAGCTAATTTCATATTGGTAAATTCTTTTTTCTCTGCCCAACCTGAGTCACTTACACAGTCAACCCACTCAACTCTGTATTTGTCATAAGGTAATGTTTGAGAATCTTTAGTAAAACTAATTTTCTTTTTAGTGTAACGTTTTTTTGTCATGTGCAGCCCATATGAATGTTGAACGATCGTTTGTTTCTAGTGCATCCATGATGTCTAAAGGTACGTTTCTACCTTCTTCATCAAATACTAATTGTAAGTATGTGCTGTAAATAATTGCAAGAGCCATTGCATCAGCAGCTCTAACTGACATACCAGGGTTTTGCTTAAGAATAAAATCTCCAATAGCCTCTGGTTTAACATTAGTTAAAAACTTGTCTGAATAAGGTTTTTTACTTTTAGGGAATTTTAAAATCTTAGTCATATTTACGTACCTCTGGCGAGGATATCCTTATTAGTTATTTGGGTTGCAGTAAAAAATCAACATTGTTTTGTATCTTAGGTACAAGTTCGTCATACACAGTACGCCATAACATTGAATCATCGTAGAAAAAGTTCTTATTTTTCCACAAATTGTGGTAGTGATCGTAGAATCTGCGACATATTTCAATAGCATCTATGTCTAATTTGATCCAAAAATCTTTTTCACTCATACCATTTGTATGTAATAAATGATGATGAGGATAGCAAAGAGGAACAGTATACTGATCTCCAACTTTTTGAGAGAAACCTCTAGGCATAGCAAAAGTAACATGATGAGCTTGGCATCTTGTGTCCTGGCAAAGTATACAAGGATTAGAAGCTACCCATTTTAGGTACTCTTTGTCCTTGATTCTTTGTGCCTTGTCCTCTGATAGTATTGTGCACTTTTTTGTAACCATAATAAATTGCTAAACTAGATAGTCCTTCATGTACGTTATTAGATGCTCTGCGTTCTGACATACTTAACATATGTGCTATCTCAATGATACCAAAATTAAAATGACAAAACAACTTCATAATATTAGAAAGTCGTTTGCCTATTTCGTCATCAACATCTTTAACTGCAAGTGCAGCACCAAGAGATGATGTAATAAAGTCTGTGTTAGATCCATCAATACGTTCTTTTAGAACATTGCCAGTTCCACCACCTTGGAGCTCACACATAAGACGATAACGAGATCCAGCTTCATATTCTTCAATAGATATGAGCTTTCTGTGAAACATATATAATAAACGAGACTCACGTATATTAAGCCATACTTTACGTTTGTCTAAAATTGTAGATATTAATTCAGGTTTTTCAATCTGACGCATAAGATACTTTATAATTTTCTATTGCATTATCAACAAAAGATCTAAATTTTTTGTTTTTATTGTATAGATTATTTAATCTATAAACTCTGTTTTTATTACAATTATGTAAACGAGCAATAGTGCTCTTACACCCATACACTTGTGTAGGGTGCAATAGCCAACAAATTAAAATACATAAATTATATATTTTATATTCGTTACTATTATTAACGTTTTTTTTACCTTTTAATATATCTAAAGATACATTATAAGATGAACTACAATACTTTTGAATACGATTAACCATAAGGAGATAAATATGAAGATTGAATATAGACATAGTGCTTCAAAAACTAATACATTTATTGACAGTCCACCTCGTTGGATTATTGACAACTTGTATGATTTTGAATCACAACCGAATGCAAGAATGATAATGGGTAGTACTGCAGAAGATGCAGCAGATCATGCTTTGCAAAACCAAATCACTGATGAAGAAGTTATCATAGATTATGCTAAAAATCTATATACAACCAAATATAAAGGTGATGCAACTGATGATGAATGTTTGTGGTCTGGTATAATAGCTACGCAGTTTGTTAAAGAATTACCTCAATTTGGTAAGATTGTTTCTTGGCAAAATGAACTACAAATACCTGGTGATAAATATGGTTTAACCTATGATGTTATAGGTAAAACTGACTTTGAGTTTGAAAATGTCATTATTGATACTAAAGCTACTGCTTATATTAAAAGACTTAAAAATGGCAGTATTGATAGCAGATGGTATCCCAAAGCTGCTGATATGCGTCAACAAGCTCTGTATAAGGATCTTTTCAATAAACCGACTGCTTTGCTCTATTGTTCCTATAAAGACGTTTACAGCGTGGATATGGAGGAAAGAGAGGGCTATTTAGAGCCTATGCTACAAGCTATGCATAATATTGAGCATATCTTAAATATAGCTAAAACTAAAGAAGATGTAGTCAAAATGTACCCATTAGTTATGGATAACTTTAGATGGGGAAAACATGATGACGATCCAACCAAAGTATTTGCAAGAAAAATTTGGACAAAAGCGTTTAATTAATATAATAATTAGTCATGCAAAAGTTTGGAAATATAATAAAACAAATAAATAGGAGAACCAATATGGAAACCGAGACGTTTGAATGCTCATTTAAAAAAGCATTCGAGAAAGACGATGGTCAAGTTACTGTCTACATCACTAAAGATGATGGCAGTGATATGACAATCTATGGTGAGGCTTTAGGCTCATCTAGATGGCAAAAGGGAGACAGATTAAAAATTGCAGCCCAACCTGTTAGAACAAGTAAGACAGGTAAACAATATCAAACAGCTAGTATGATAGAAAATCTAAGTGGAGATTCTTCTGCAGCACCTGCAACTAATATGGTTAGTTCAAGTGGTGTACAAGCTGTTAGAAATATTAATGATCAATTTTCAGAAAAATATAGATTGACTATGAGTAATCTTATAGGATCTTATATGTCTGGTGGTAAGATACCAACTGAATCAGAGTTTCAACAAATTGATAACCTGGTTAGAAAGGTATTAGAAGCAAAAGCTAATAGTGTTGATGAAATGCTATCAGATGATGCACCATTTTAACGATTTCTTATCTCCCTCGAGTTAGAAAACTAGGCATTGTTAGAGAGTGGTTAGAGACCCATCTAGCAGTGCCTTTTTATTTTATGAAAAGAATTTATGGAATTAATATTATTAAACGATGGAATGTATTCTTTAGTTTCAATAACAAAAGAAATGATTAAAGGAATTGAACTTCTTGAAGAAGCAGATTGCTTTGATCTTTGTGATATACTAAGATTACATTTAACAACTTATTATGATTATCCTATTAATGCTCATGTCATGAAAGATGGAACTGGAGATTTATTTGGATGTATTTGTTCAAATTAGAACTAGAAATGATGGGTATAAACACTTATAACAATGAATACTTGGTAAACAAATTATATAAACTATATTTAAGAAAGGATAAAAATGATTACAGAAAAGCGATTAGAAGATGCCTTAAAATTCCTATCGGAGACAGACGAGGAGAATGCTGAGGCTAATGCTCAAGTTAAGTATTTGGATAGGCTTCTTAAAAGAAAGAAAGCTCTCCATATCACTGGTAACTCAGTTGATAAGAGTATCTCTGCCAAAGAACAAGCATACTATGGAAGCGAAACTTATGAGGTTGCTATACGAGAATTATTTGAGGCAGAGGTTAAAGCAAGTACGCTTGAAAATAAAAGAGACAAAGAAGGTCTTATCATTGACCTCTTTAGAACACTAGAAGCAAGTAGACGTAAAAATACTATATGATTTATAAGTTTAAACGATGGGTAATACTCCCTGCTTATACAGAAATATTTGTTAATGCAACGTCAGATGAAGAAGCATTAAAGATATTAAATGCTATAGATCCTACAACTTTAAACTGGCAAGAAGCTGACTCAGTAGAGCAGCGAATGACGTATGAAGTTATAGATGAAAAGTCCTGAGAGATATTTGTTTAGAGCAGTAATTAGTCAAGCAATTCATGATGCTATGTATAATGGTTTAGATAAATATTATCTTATAGATAAACGTAATGCTATAGATTGGCTTATAAGTAATTCAGTAGACTTTAGAACTATATGTCATTATGCAGATATAGATCCTGATATGGCTTGTAGAAAATTTACTGCAGCTATGAAGTTAGATCTTTATTCTTTAAGAGATGATCAATATAAAGTATTAAACAAACCAAGAAAAGAATATAAACATAAAGGTAAATATAGGTTAACATTCAATGAGCAAAGTTTGGAACAAACAGATTAAAGGTAATCATTACCAAAAATATAAAATTCAACCTAGTAAGTTTGTAGTAGAGAATAGACTTTTATTTCCAGAAGGATGTGCCATAAAATATATAATACGTCATCAAGATAAGGGTGGTAAAGATGATATATTGAAAGCTATCCATTTTTTAGAAATGATTCTTGAACGAGATTACGATTAGCTTTTCTATCATATCTTTTTTTACATTTAATAATCTTATTTTTCCAATGTCTTAATTGTCTTGCAATAGGATTACGTTTCTTATTTGGAGACTGCATTAGTCCATTATTAAAGAAAGTATTTTCTTTTC